TTACATCAATAATTGTAAATGTACTATAATCCTGGCTACGCCCTTTTGAAACATCGACAGTCATTACATACTCATGACCTTCAATGGGTTGCTTGTATATAAAGGTATTTTCTTTATAAAATTCTGGGTCCTTACTCTGTTGTGCTAATAAATGATTTGCACTTATGAGTGTATTACCACGACCATGGAATGTATTACCAAACTCTTGCTCAAATTGTAATTCAGAAGTATTGTTTATTGTTTCTTGTTTCCATTTTTCATCTCTTCCTGGAACGTCCCACCAATCGACTCTGAATGGTTTAAATTCATTTGTTCCTTGTGATGCTCCTTCCCACAGTTTATGGTATATATTACCAATACCATTTGCTGTAGATGTAATTACAATCTGTGTATCTTTACCAGCAGATACCACAGGATATGTTGATGTATAAAACTGTGCATCGTTTTCAACAAAAGCAAACTCATCAAGGAAGAGCAAATTAATAGACAAACCCCTAATTGAACTACCAGATGTGGCTGATGCAATTATCTTTGAATTATTACTAAATTCAATACTACCTTTATTTAATGCTTTACAACCTGGCTGTAAAAAGAATGGTAAATTTTCCAATGCAAGTGTAATCCTTGCCAACATTTCTCTTGCTACAGCACCCTTATTTGCTAATATTGCAATTGTTTTCTCTGGGTGAAATACAGCATACCATAATAGATACACAACAGATGATATTGATTTACCACTTTGTCTACAAGCCAAAACAATAGAAAATCTATTGTTCTTAAAATGCTCAAACATTTTCTCTTGATATGGATATAAATTAAATGGTACTAAACCTTCGTCAAGTGAAATAATTTTAACATATTTCCTTGCAAAATATGCTGGTTCTTGCATACACTTCTGATACTCTAGAATTTCCTCTTTTGTAAAAGAAGTTTCGACACCATCTCTTTTGACATTTGGATTACCTAGGTAACCAAATTCATTATTCTTGACTCTCTGCATCTATTACATTATCCTTATTTAATAACATTCTTTGTAGGTCAGCTGTGCTTCCTACAAAAACATTATTATTTGTCACTTTTCTAGATTCTTCTCGTTCCTCTTGGGTCAAGTCTTTTTTCTGCTTTTGTAAAGCCATAAGTTTTTCTGTGGTATCACCAATGTTTTTAATTGTTTGTGATAACACTTCAAATGCTCTTGGGTGTTCTGATTCTCTTGCTAATTCTGCAAGGACATCCATTGACCTTGTACCTGTATAAATTAAATCTTTATATGTTTTACGAGAAAATTCGTAATCGTCTTTTATATCCTTATCGAATTTAATAGGTCTATTTTGTTTTACTTCTGGCAAATTCTTTTCTAATTTTGCCATCATTTTTTCTTTCTTTTCCATTATTCAGTACCATCTTGTGTTATGGTTGTTGTCACAGTATGACTTGCCTCTGTATCAGTTGAACCAATTGTAAAATCCATTTCCTCAAATAATTTTGCTGTATTATCTTTATCATGGAAATCAATATTAATTTCTCTAATAATACCTTGGTCACCTGTAGGACCATAAAACTTCATTTTCATTGTAAAATCTAATTGATATATTAATACTCTTCGCTCTACAAAATCTCCCTCGTATTGGTCATCAATATTAACACCATTTAATATTACAGCAACATCCTGTTTATGTGCAAAACCTGAAACTGGTGTTATTGTGACATTATATTCTGGGCTGAAATATGGTAATATTTGTTCTACAACTTGTAATCCATCATCTTGGTTTTTTGCCATAATATACAGTGACATTTCTATATTATATGACGTATGATGTTTTATTGTTTTCTTTTTACCTACATCAGAACCATGTGCTTCTACTATTTTATTTCTCTTTTGTAATTTCTGTGTGGAATCAATTGCCAAACCTGTAATTTCAAATGCCATTCTAGGTAATTTAATTGCCATAGGAGCATCAAAACCTGTTTCCTGGTCTAAACGTGCAAGGAATTTTTGTTTTGGACCATAGGCCAAAGGAACTCGTATTTGATTTAAAACACTACCATCAGAAGCTTTTCTAATAACCTTTAAATTATTAAACAGTGTACCAAATACGGCCACTGATTTTCTCATCGTTGCGTGATAGAAATGGTCGCCGAACATTAATAAGTCTCCGATGGGTCACCAAATGGATTTGATTCTGAAAAATCAATAAATCCATCAGCGTCTATTTCAAAATCAACATTTTGCGCACCGCCGTCATTAGACCATGCTTCACCTGTTGTATCTGTTAAATCACTATATATTACTGAAATTGTTCCTGTATAATTATTGGTTCTACCAGTGACTGTTCCACCAACTGTAAAGTCCTTGGCAGTTGTTGAACCTGAAACACCAATATGACCTACATTTACTTTTGATAGTATATCTGATGATTTGGTTCTTAACATAACCTCACCAAATACTTTTACTGCACCAACAATTTGTGATGTTAAAGTAGCACTTCCACCCATACCACTATGATTAGGGCAATAATAATATAATGGAGTAGCAGTAGATGAGGTTACATTTATAACTAATTTTGCTCCTGCTTGACCTGGTGTTCCAGTTATAGTAACACCTGTTGTATATTCTTCTCCACCCGACCAAGTTCCATTTTCAGTTGTTGATAATTTAAATATGTGTGTAGAATTTGACGCGTCTGATAAATCAAATGTAACAGTCGACCCTATTGATAAAACTTTACTTGGTTGTTGTACATTATCTAAATAAAACGCACCACCAATTGAGGTTACCGTATATGTTACAGCTGTGGTATCTTGGTCAATAGTTTGTTCAATAATTTCTCCAACTTCAAAGTGATTACCATTTGTAATTGCAATATCCATAGATTGCATATATGTACCTTGTGATGATTTATTATCAATCGTTGCAATACCTGTATCAAAGTCCTCATCGTTATATTCAAATAATGAACACTGCATTCGATAAACTGGTAAATTGGATAATTGATAAAATGGAGAATCATCTTCAACATAAGATATTTCAAAGAATGAATTAGTCATTGGTAAGAAGATTAAATCACCCTCTTGTGGTCTTGGGTCAATGACATTATCATCGAAAACACCAACTCTTGTTTCCCATCTTCTTCGCGAAACAATAAAGGTTGCTTCGTCTCTAATTTCTAATCCAAATTTAGAATATAAATCACCAGCACCCTCAAACCCATCTGAGTTTTCAATATACATTTCTAAGAGATATGCATCATCGAATTTTGATGCTGGGTCCTCGTTTAAAACATTATCTCTATTGACAAGAGTACGAGGGATATAATAGACATCTTGCCCATATATTTGGAGTGATTCTATTATCAGGTCTTCGTAAAGGTTTTGTTCACTTTTTACGGCCTGAGAAAAATATACATTTCTCGGCATGTTTTATCCTGTCATAAAGTCGATTGGTTTTTCCCAATTCAATCGTGCTTCTTCTACTAATTGTTCTAATTCTTGGACGGCATCGTCGTATAATTGACGGCCGTTAAATGTGACTCCACCAGGCATAACCATACCTTCGAATTTAATTAAATTTTGACCCCATTGTTTTTTGATTAATGCTGTGCAATATCTTTTGAGAAAATAATCATTATATACATCTGTAAATGTATCTGGGTCTATAATACGATAACATTCAACAATTAAATTGTCTCCTACTTCTACTTCTTCGGACCAATCCATAAAAATTTCTAATCTATTTTTATGTTTTTCAAAGTTAACATGTTTATCATCTGAATCTATCACTAAATCCAAAAGTGCTAACCATTGTTGTCCCATTACATAATCAGTAAGACTGCCTAAAAATCCTAAAGAATATATATCATTTAAATGCATTTGATAACGAATATCAAACATATCTGTTGATGATACAGCATCTCTTAATGGTAGAATACGTACAACATCTGTAATTAAATCATTAGTTGTAATATAACCATTATCAATATCTGTTTGTGTTATTTCATGTTTTAAAAATACTTTTTCTATAGCATCGTCATGATAATATTGATAAAACTGTAAAGCTTCATCAACTCTATCGTCCAATTGGTCTTCGTCCACATTAATTTCAATAACTGGAGCACCAAGTGACCTGAGGCAATAATCGATAAATGTTTGTTTACTATTTGGTTTTGCCATATTTAATTCCTATTATATTCTATTTATAATAGTTTGTTGTTTAAAGTGTATTTTCTTATCCTACTAAATGTCCTGAAAATTGAGATTCTTGGTGTATTGTATATGTTCCTTGGTCTAGAGATACAACTACTCCTACTTGGGTTTGTGCACTTAAATAAACTGACCAACTTGTTTGCATACTAAAATAATTAGTTGAATAGCTTCCAGGTCCATATATACTATGTCCTTGTCCGTAACTAGTCTGTGTAGCATTAGGAGTGGTTCCTGTATAGAACGCTATTCTAAAATAACTAGAAGCATTTGATGCTGAATCGATTCTTACATTTGTAGAAAAGTGATAAACTCCTTCTACAGGAGTTGTATATCTTCCTGTAGTTGTACTATAATTACCTGAACCCGCTTGAGCTAGTGTGGTAAAAATAACACCGCTCCCACCAGATGTACTTGGGTTACTTGTTCCTCTAACCCAAAAGAAACCATTCGAATCATATAATCGAGGTTTTTGTACTAAACCAGCTTGTGTTACCCTTATGGCTGGTTTAGTAGCCACATAAGCAGAGTCTTGTGTATATACTTCTAACTCTCCTGCTCTCCAGTTACTATCTGGACCAGTACCTACGGGTCTACCCATAATCCAAGCATAAGTTGTATTATATTGTCCAGAAGCTGACCTTGCTCCCCAACCTATAAATGGGCCATAAGCATTTACGGTATTATTTTCATTATGCATAATAATACCAGGCCAGTTTCTATTATTTGTTTCTGAAGTATCATTATGAATTACTAATGCAGGATTTTTACCGTCTGCACCAGTTTCCCAACCTGTTCCATTACTTGTTAAATATCTTCCAGCTTTTTGAGTATATGTAGTATCTGAATCTATATCAGTATTTGACATACTAACACTTCCAGTATTAGTTGTAGAATCTCCTGAATTTCCTGCCCCTACTTTAAATCGTACAGAACCATCAGTACCATCAATACGCATTCTTTCATTGTTACTTCCTGTACTATTTGTATGGAAAGTTATAGGCATGCCTGAATCTTCTGTTCTTAATCTTAAACCACCATCTGCATACATTTCACCTGGATTACCTGCTGAAGTACCTCTAAATAAAATAGTTTTTGTAGAGTTGCCACTTCCATCAAGTCGAAGTGTTACACCATCTCCAAAGATATTTAATGCTGAACCTGTTGGCTTAGTACCAATAAGTGAATTATCTCCTATTACAACATTACCAGAATCAAGGATAGATATTCTTTTTGTTCCTTCATCAGTTTGAAAAGCTAAACCATTACTATCATGTGCGATTAAATCTGTTCCTTTTATTGTTCCTCCAACGTGAAGTTTAGCTGTTGGGGATGTTCCATTGGCAAGTCCAATTGCAACGTTACCTGAAGAACCTTCAAATATTGCCATAAGATTTTCTTTTCCGTCTCCAATTCTAAAAGACCTATATCTTGTGGTGCCATTTTGATAGCCTCGATAATTTATCCATACATCTGCAATATCGTCATCACGTCCATATCCACCATTAATTGTATTTTCATGGTCTGGAGATATATATGTAGAACCACCACCACCAGCTCCTGAAGGCCCAAATAAAACACCTATACCATCTCCAACATGTAGTCCCATAACTGGACCACTTACAACATCACTTCCAATTCCTACCTTTCCGTTACTATGAATTCGCATTGCCTCTGTAAACGAAACATCATTACCGGCAGTTCCTGAGTCAGCAACATAAAATTCATGTCTTCCGTTTGTTAGACCATGAGCAGCTGCATAACCATTTTCAATATATTTATTTGTATTTGAAGTTGTATCGTAATAAAAATTTGCTGCAATAAATGTATCGCTGGAATTATTTACATATATGGAACCAGTATCAAGTTGTAATGCAGTCATGGACCCGTCCCAAGTTGATGGAGTTACTCCAATTCCAACGTTGCCTGAAGAATCAATACGCATAGCTTCTGAACCTGCTGTATAAAATTGAAAAACACCACCACCTGTAGCAGCGGTTGCAAATCCTAAATTGACAGAGTCAGAAAATATACGAGGATTTTCAGATTCACTAGAACTATTACTCATAGCAATTAGGGCTCCATTAGTGCTATTAGCTATTTGTAATAATTTTCTGCTACCACCTGCTGTAAAAGCAGGACTAACTCCAATTCCAACGTAGCCACCATCTTGAACTATTAAAGCACTAGCATTATTACCTACTATTGTATTTGTTGAACTTCTATAAATAATGTTTGCAGTGTTTCCTACATTATTTACAGTATTTGTATTTACTCTATTAGATACAATTGGTTTATTAAAATCCCATTCATCATTTGTACCATCGTATGTAATTGTAGCACTTGCTCCGTCAACAGTAATTCCTGCTCCATTTGCTGCAGCTGCATTTGCTGCTCCTGATGCTAATGTAATATTTAAATCATCTACTTCCATTGTAGTAGAATTGATTGTGGTTGTTGTTCCGTCGACTTGTAAATTACCAGCGATAACGACTGTTCCAGTATTGTCTCCTACTGCAGCCGGGTCGATAGTAAATGTTGCAGGACCTGCGATATATCCAGTTGTTGTAATATTACCATAATCTCTGTTACCAGAAATATATGTACCTACACGAGCATCTGTGTAATAAAGATTAGTACTTCCTTCTGATACATCATCAGTATCGATTGAGGTTAGGTTAGATGCAGCAACGGTAAACGAAGTATGCAACATCGCCGCAGTAATTGTATTATCTGCAACATGGTCGCTTGTAATATAGTCATTCGGTATTTTACCAGTATTTAACTGACCGTTACTATCTACAAGTTGTGCTAATCTTCTGTTTAATGTGAATGCCATTTAAAAGTCCCATCCTGTCTCAGCTTTAACATATTCTAAAGCTTCTTGTTTATTTACTCCTTCTGGATAAGGATATATATCTTTTACTTCTTGTCTTTTAGCTTGCCATTCTTCTTTAGTAATATTACCTAAGTTATACTGAACCATATATTTATCAGACCTTTTTGCATATTCGTATTTTCTACCTACATATGCAGAATGTACTGCTTGTGCTTCTTCTAGTGTCACTGCCATTTATTTCTCCTATGAATCATTTGCGTGTATTCCTATTGGTATACATGTAGTATGAACTTCAGCTGATGTACCTGAAGTCAATCTTATTTGTAAATTTGAGCCACTCATCTGGCCAGCTAAACTATTTGATGTTAATACTTCATAGATATAACTATTACTAGATGAAGATGCTCCTATCAAAGCAATATAATTTGTTCCTACACTTCCACCTTCTCTACAAACTGTGACTAAGTAAAATCCTCTTGAATCTCCTGTACCAAGAGTATTCATATTTAATACTGTTGTAAATGAAGTACTAATAGATACCTGTGCGCTTCTACCATCCTCAGCTACAATTCCATATCCATTACCAATTTCTACCATTCTACTAGCTCTTCTAATTGATAACATTTGAGTGACTGCATCGTTTGCAACCATAAAATCAAAAGTACCATCGTGTCCTAAAAGAGCACCATAAGTACCACTACCAGAATCATGTAAATCTATCCAAACCTGATTATCTCCAGATTCAAATCTAGCAACAACGTTAGTAGTAGGATGATATGCGTGAAATCTTATAGATGGGTCTTTCCCTACACCAACATTACCATTAGTTCTGACAATCATTTTTGCGTCTTGGGTAGTGCCACTTAAAACATTCCCATCACTGCCTGAATTTAAATAACCAAAAATTAATGAATTGCTATAAGTATTTCCTGCAGTTGCATGAACAGCCCAGTTATGAGGACCAGTAGATAATCCAAGTATTGACCCATCAGTGCCTGAATTATTTGATCGAATTTGCAAACGACTTTCATCTTCATCTATTAATACAGTTGTATAAGTGTCTTTAGCTACACCAGTTGGTGCGCCTCCTTCAACATGCAATAAAGCAGCAGTACTACTCGTTCCAATTCCAACGTTGCCACCTTGTGGATTTATGAGAAATGGCCTGGCCGCGGAATAGTCTGTAGGGACTTTACATTGGATATACCCAGCATAGTTATTTGCGCTGGCATTAATAATTCCCATCAGAATTTCATTTCCGCTCCAAGTTCTATCATCATAGCCTATACGAGCGAAACCTACTGGAGTGGTTCCTGAAGTCCCAGGAAGACCAAAACTACTACTTGAAGATAAATCTAATTTTAAAGTTGGACTACTCGTTCCGATACCAACGTTGCCTGAACCATTTACGACAAGCCTATAAGCTGCGTCTGTAGAATCATAAAGAGCAAATGCTCCACCAAAAGAGCCTATTCTATATTCTTGACCAGCATCAGATTCATCAAAAGAAATAATTGGTGTATTGCTTGTTATGTGAAGAGGTGCATCAGGATTAGATTCTCCAATTCCAACGTTGCCTGTTTTTTCTAAAGTTAATATATCGGTTAAATTAGATACATTGGTACCAGATGAATGTACACTAAAATCATCTGCTGTTACATCGAAACTTCTAAATTGTAAACTATTATCATTAGGATTATTAACAATACCAAAACCTTCATTTTCATTTCTTAAAAGTATACTTGAAGCATGGTTGCCATCATCTCTTCCTACTAAATCAAGAGCTGATTCTTCTCCATATACTCTTATACCTTCACCTGTTGCATAAAGATAATCATATACTGTTGGATAATTGGTTGTTGTACCTGTTACATCTAGTCTTGCAACTGGGTCTGTAATACCAATTCCAACATTGCCACCTCTCAAATTCATTGTTTCTGTTGTACCAGCAATGAATCTCATTCTTCCATCTTCACCAGCAGAAGTTGCAAATTGAGTTATACTTCCATAATCAGCATCAGAAGTATCTCCTAAATTTATAATTGTTCCGTGGCCTGTAGAACCTGATGTAAATTGGATTGTATTATAATTTGACGCTGCACCATCAACAGTCAAACCATCAGCAGTTATTGTACCTGTTACATTTATACTCTTATTAAAATCCCATTCATCATTTGTACCATCATATGTAATAGTAGCACTTGCACCGTCAACTGTAATTCCAGCACCATTTGCTGCAGCTGCATTTGCCGCACCACTCGCAAGAGTAATATTTAAATCATCAACTTCCATTGTGGTTGAATTAATAGTTGTGGTCGTACCATCAACCTGAAGATTACCTGCAATGACAACTGTTCCTGTATTATCGCCTACTGCGGCAGGGTCAATTGTAAATGTGGCAGGTCCTGCAATATAACCTGTGGTTGTAATATTACCAAATGTTG